ATTATACTATCTCCTGACATCATATCATCAACCCTATCGTTGATATCTACTTCTTCGTCATCTTCTTCTTTCTCTAATTGACCATACATATTAAGTTTAGGGTGTTCAAAGTAATCTGGTCTACTAAGAACAAGATATTTAAGACAATCCACCAGATCGTCCCCTATCTTGTATGGGGTTGGCTTCATACCATAAGTACCATCACTATATTCTTTCCAGTGATAATTCTTAATCTCTTCCAGTAACAAGGGACATCTTCCCTTAGCTATAAACAACTTGTTCTCTCGCAGTAATCTTGTAACACGACTTATACCAGCCATAACATCATTGTTAGCAGGGACAAAACCCCACCCTTCCTCTTGTAATTGGAATAGAATACTCTGCCCACTTGTCTGCTGTGTCCCCTTACTTGCTGGGTCAATAATAAACATTTCTATATTCTCCTCTGTTAATCCATTTTTTACTAACAACCCTTTAATCTGATTACTTATATCTCCTACATGTAAGTAACTTGCTCTAAACTCATCAATTATCCATAGATTATGCTCTATGTCTTCCTTTGCTAATATACAAGCAGTCGGGTGTTCCCATCCTGGGTCAAGGGCAACAAAATAAGTGTCTGTAAGTTTTCTCTCTGGCAAGGGTTTGACATGTAGCTCTTCTTTGAAGTCTGGGTATATCATACCTGCAAAGGCTTCAAAACTTGCCATGTACTCCTGCTTCCATATCAACTCAGGGGTGTCTTTTCTAACCTGTTCTATCTGCTCAGGTGTCCAGTATGGACTATCATAGACTGTATACCTGTAGCTACTATAATCTTTATTATCTCCCAGCCCCATTAAGTACAACTCATAAAAGAGATTCTGTCCCTTTGGTGTTCCTATAATCCTTGTCTGATTATCACTAGCTTTTACCATGGCCTTTAATGTATTGTGCCAAAGACTAGGCTTCTTTAATATATGTCCAGCCTCATTTAACACCACTCTCTTGTAATTAAATCCTTCAAGATTCTCAGGCTTCTGTGAGCTTCCAAAGTCTATACTTCCATTTGGGAGTTTTAATATCTTCTTTTGAGCGTTCCAATCACAATACAAAAGTACAGGCTTGAGAATAGGTCTAAAGTATTTCTCTATATACTTGTCTATGTTTACATGTACGGTATCAACCCAAAGACTACTACAATTTAGCTTCATGGTCTCTTTACAAATCCATTGAACAAAGTTATATGTCTTGCCCGTTTGTCGTGCGGCGGGAACCATAACATAGTGAGATTGGTCTTCAATCGCAGGAATAATAAACTTTGGATATTTAAGGTCTAGGTCAATGCTCTTTGCCATCAGTAATTCCCTCGCTTATATTTATTTGAATTGGCATCTCTGATTCAATTCCTATGGCTTGTTTAGGCTTGGGTATTCTAAAGTCCCATATAAGCCTGAGGAGGGAAACAAAATCTTTATTGTTAGTATCAGGAGACTGTAGCCTTCTTGTAGCTTCCTTGAGGTCTCTAGCAATATCCTCATTACAATAGAACTCTAATATTGCGTCCTTACCAATATCCTGTATTATCTGCTTTCCTGTTTTTCCCTGAGAGTCTGCCATTATTTGCTACTTATAGGTTATATAGTATATTATACCATTATTTTAATTTGTCTAACTCCCTAATGATTTTTACCCTCTTCTTCTTTAAGGATACCAACTCATTTTCTCTTCTGTCTGTCCTTCCTCCCTTAGATTGTATTCCGTCTATTATCTTGTGCCTTTTACTGTTTATCTCATGCAGTTGTCTTTGTAGTTTTCTCTTCTTCTTCCCAAAGATTAACTCCCAGCCCTCATCATAGTTCTTCTTATTCTCACTGGTCATATAAGTATAGGCCTTACTCACATCTTCGCTCATAACTTTTTAACCCAATCTAAAATTATATCTAACTTCACGCTTGGTCTCTTAATATACTTGTCCATATCAATAGGTATTTCTTTAGGTATTTTCTCTCCAATCTCAAGGTATGTATTGTCCATTGGTATGTCTTCTGGCTCTCCTGGGGCTTTGTACGAGGCCTTTTTATCCACAACATACACAGGAATACCCATTAACCTAGCAAAACTCTCAAATGTAGAAGGTTTTGGAGTAAATACAATATCATACTCAGGTAGCTTCTCTTTTATGTCTTCTAGGATATTACTGTCTACCTCGTTGTACCATGTCCTTTGTGCAAACAATCTTCCAGTCTTGTCTGTTAGTTTTACAGTCCAGTTATACTCAGGATATGCCTCCCTTAATTTCTCGTATAGGGATTGATTGTACATTCTCAAATCTCTTACCCAATGTAGGGGTACAAACAAGGCTTCTTTTCCCTTGTGTTTAGTCTTCTTAATATCATCATATATAGGATTACCTGTTATTAGTATTTTACTAGGGTCAACCCCAGCCCTTATTAGACTATTCTTACTCTCTTGTCCTAATACTAAATACCCATCAGCAATGGGCTCTCTGTTGTTTAGCTCGTAATCAAAGGCACTACCAAACCCATGCTCATAGACTATGACCTTCTTACCTAACAAGTGTAGTTTAGCTACCTCATTTGGGAAAGCCCAATCACTCCATAAGAACACCACATCGGCCTCAAGTAGACTGCTACCTCCCATAGGGTATTGCCAAAAGTCGTGATGATTGTATACAAAGTATCTCATTTGTTAATAGGTTTAATTTTCTTCTTTTGTTTAACCTTTTGCTTTTTGGTAATTCTCAAAATAACTTCGCTACCAACTGTTACCCATTCTATACTTCCAAACATTCTAGCAAACTCCTCTAGCTTAGCCTTAGAGTACTTGTTTACATTAACTTCAAAATTAAGATTGCTATCCTTTTCTAATACTTCAACCTCTTGTGGTGGTAAAAAGAATATAATAGCCACTTCGTACCTTGCCACTCTGCACATCTCACTAATAGCCTTCTCGTAGTAATCTAAATGCTCCAATATATGCCTTGCGGTTACTATGTCAAAGCTCTTGTCCTTGTATGGTAAGGCCTCAATGCTTCCCAAATCACAGTCTATTCCAAAGGTCTTAGCCTCATCTACTAATCCCTGACAAGAATCTATACCCTTGTATTTAACTGGTATTAACTTCTTCTTGTACTCAAAGTAATCTAAACAAGTTCCACAAGCACAATCTAGAACAGAACTATAATCCCTTACAAGGTCAGTAAGCACAGAACGAGAAAAGGAACCCTCATTCGTAAGCCAACTTCTAAAATCACTTCTTTTGTAGTTATTATCCCACCAACTCATAGGTCGTTTTTATGTGATAAAGTAGCAAAATTAATTATATCATTGTGCCATTGGTTATCCCCTATTGTTCCTATACTTAAATCAGCCTCTCTAGCACATATAGGAAAGCTTAACTGATCCTGATAGGTATATTTATTATTGTGCCTCCACCATAGCTTATTGAACTTTTTAACCTTGTCATTATGTCTTCGTATTAACAATCCACAAGCCCACAATCCACCATGTACGGGATGGCCCCCTCTTTTGTATTCCATGACCTGTTCTAGTATTGGAAGGCTCTTGTACTTGAGCATACCACGGCTAACATTAGCCTCATCATAAATACAGTCTCTATCAGGGTGCTTAAACAAGGCGATATCATTATCTCCCAACTTCTCCAAACACCACTCTTTGAAGTATGGGGTCTTTATAGTGGCACTCCCGTCTATCCAAATGCTAATATCACAATCTAATACCTGGTGTGGCATACACTTAAAATACTTAGCCCTCATTCTAGGGTGTTCTTCTGCTCTGTAAACCTTTCTAATCTCCCAGTCCTCACTCTCTAGGGTGTCGGTAAACAAGACAGGCCTTTCTACTAATGGTTGCTTCTTAGGTTTATCGTAGTCTCCGTATATTGCACTGTATATCATTGTCTTCATAGTTTTGTTATTTATTTTACATTACCGGAAAAGGATAGTCTTCTTGTAATTCTCTCACCGCTTCCTTGACTTCCTTAAACCATGCTTTTTCTATCTCCCCGGACTCTAGTATCCTTTTAGCCACCACTATGTACTCAGATAATTCACATGATGGTATACGCTCTCCTGTCCAATATGACTCTATTAGATTAGCCCAATCTACATTCCTGTTCCTATACAGACAAGCTACTTGAGGGTTAAAGGTTAAATCACACGGATAGATATTGTGCCACATCAAGAACGCGATTAACCCCAAACTTGATGTTACAAAATCACTTTCTCCTTTACTCATGGCAGTAACAAGCAAATTATATACACTATAACCCTCACATAAATTGTTGTCAATCACTAACTAATCCACTCTGGGTGAGCCTTACTCCATTCAACCACCCTCTTAATACTCTCCTCAAATCCAACTGGAGCAACCCAACCCAAATCGGCTAACTTCTTACCGCTTAGGCTGTATCGACTGTCGTGGCCTGGGCGAGTGCTATGGAAGTCCAGGTAACAATAATCCTTCCCTTCAACAACATCTCCCCTACCCATATACTTAGCTACTAACTTATACATTTGCAAATTATCCATTTCTATATCTCCTACGATGTGAACCTTGTCTTTAATAATAGGGTTCTGTAAAAGGAACAAGACAGCGTCTGCTGCATTTCTCGCATGTAACCAATGTCTCTTTCCTACATTTCCAGGTGTACCATGTATGGTCATCTTTCTACCTTCTTGTATAGCCTTCATACACAAAGGTACCAACTTCTCAGGGTCTTGCCTTTCTCCAAATATGTTCATCGTGTTACTTATCAAATATGGGAAGTCATAGGTCTTACCATAAGCCATTGTAATCATTTCTCCGGCAGCCTTACCAGCACTGTATGGATTACTTGGTCTTAATTTGTCCTCTTCTGTAAAATCATATCCCTCTGGAGCTGGTCCGTAGACTTCGTCCGTACTAAAATAAAGGAACTTCTTAAGATTCGGTTGTTTTGTTCTTGCATACTCAAGCATATTAACCGTACTCTTGGCATTGTTTACAAACACCCCTACTGGGTCTGCTATGGAAACATCTACATGACTACAAGCCGCTAAATGTGCAATATAATCAACCTCCCCTATATGCTTGTGAACCGTATTAAGGCTATCGTTTAGGTCGTGTCTAACAATCTTTGTCCTGGATAAATACTTAGGATGGTCATTTAAGGTCTCTTGTATTCTATTTAAGTCCCCAGCTCTGTCCATTTTAACCAAGCCTATGACATCCCAGTCTGTTGTCTTCATAGTATGCTCCCATAAATGGCTTCCTACAAACCCCGCCATTCCGCTCACGAGTAACCTAGTCTTCTTTTCTCCCATTTTATTTATTAATAAATTTATATGAACCCATAATTTTGTCTAACTTCCATCTTGTTTGTTTGTCTAATATCATAGAATCTCTAGCTTCTAGATACCATCCTCTTAAATCACTTCTTCCCCTAGCCTTAGCCGCACCCTTCCAATCGCAAACCATTTCCTTTATATACTTATCAGGAATTGCAATAGGCTCACTTCTTCCATAACAATAATACTGCCAGTGGTGTGGGCTTATCTTTCTATGTCTTAATATTTCTTTATTTATTCCCCTATCCCCAGTCTTAGGATATAGTTGTTCCGGTTGTTGGAACTTAAATACTTTTCTGCTTTGATATTTATTGTAAGCAATAAAATACTCTGGTCTAAACTTGTCTAAGTCATGAATAATACCTCGCCATATCAAACCAACCTTAAAACACTCTATCATTACGAACCATTTATGTCTTACTAGATACCAAAAGTGATTCATTTCTCTTTGTCAATTATCTTTTTTAATTTAGCTAATTGCTCTTCCATATCCTCTAAAGTCCACTTCTTAATCTGATTCTTAACCATATACAAATAGGCATAGTCCTCCCATCTTTTATCCTCTAGCCACTCTTTAGCCCACAAAGGATCCTCATGGAAACTTTCTATACCAAACTTGTGGTGCTTAACACAAACACAGACACCGTTTCTTAAATCCCAACGGGTCATTCTGTTTCTTCTACCTACAATGTGATGGCTATTTAATGTGGACCTTTTTTTACATACTTCGCACCTGTATCCTGCCCTTATTTTTACTGCAAGGCTCCATGCTTCGTCTAATTTTTTACCTAATTGTGCCTTGCTTAAGGTCTTGCTGGGCATTTTTGCGACCTCTCTTTGAATAAACTAATATATCTTTCTCCTCTTGTGGATTGAGAACCATAATCCCCTTTTCTAACTTAGGGGTCATTCCCTTAGCAATAATCCTCCTGTAAAGGGTAACTACTGTCATGTTATTTTCTTTTGCTATCTGTTTGACTGTCTTCATATTCCTATATTATATACTATCACAAAATTATACAAAAGAACACTATTAAGATTACCAACCAAAAGAACCATGAACAACCACCCTCTCGTGCTATCTCCCAAGCCCAGACAAGAATTGTCCAGATAATTGGTAAGATTACTGTTACAAACAAAATCGCTCCTACTATAGTCCAAAACATATTAGTCTTCCTTAAACTTATATTTTCTAACTCTCTA